GGCGGCGCGCATGTAGGCCAGTGGCATGCCCCGCTCCGTCGCAGCGTCCAGTGCGATGCAGGCCACATCGAAGTTCAGAAAGGGATGGCGCGCCAGCCCCAACAACAGCGCCGCCAGGGAGTCGCGCGTCTTGTCCCAAGCCGGCCCGGCCAAAGCGGCTGGAGCTGTCGAAAGCGGGTGCATCGCCAGGTCTTCCGTGCCGTGGTTGATGGCGATGTCCACGGACTGAGGACCCTCCTCGATCTGCTGCAGGCATTGACTGCCGGCGCGGGCATGCTGGACCTCGGCAATGCGGACCATCGCGGCCCAGGCCTCGTGCAGTTCCTGGGAGTTGCAGCCGATGAAGGGGCGCAGCAGGGCGGTGCTGGGTTCGCGCGGGATCAGGATGTGGGTCATGGGTTGCTCCTGTCGATTTGCCAGTGGCTGGCGGTGGTGTTGATGACGTGGCCGGCGCGCAGCAGCAGCAGCTGGCACGGGGGTGAGGCATGGGTCACGCAGCGGCTCCGTAGATCAAGGCCTCATGCGCGAAGTTGGCGCGGGCAAGAGCCTTAGCCACCAGTGGGCAGACGCTGTTGCCGACCATGCGGACCTGGGCGGTAGTGCTCAGGGGTATGAAGGGCATGTCCAGCGGATTGGGGGTGGCCTGCTTGCCGTTCGGGAACAGCAGGGCCGGGTCAGGCACACGCTCGAAGTGGTAGCCCTCGGGGAAGCCCTGGGCTCGGAACAACTCGCGCGGCTTGAGCATGCGCAGCGTGATGTCCACAAGCACCCACCACTGGCCTGCGTGCCACATGAGCACGAGTTCGGCCGGATCGGGAAAGTGCTCGGGCAGGTGCTTGTGCAGCAGCTCGGCGCACAGCCGGGCCCGCTCGGCATGCTCGGGCGCCAGCGTTGCGGCCGGCACCTGGCAGGTCTGCACAAGGCCCATGCGCGCCTTCGTGGGCACGGTGTGCATGGGCTCGCTGCAGGCGCTGTCTTGGCCGCCCTCGCTGTAGTACTTGACCATGTAGGCCGTGATCAGGCGCTGCTGCGTGCCGCTGGACGTGATCGTGGACAACGGGTCGCACACCCGGCGCCCGTCGCCGTCGTAGAACCCACCGTTGGCTTGCTCCAGGCACGCGGCCACCATGGCCTGCTCGCCCCGGTTGGCGCCGGTGACTGTGCGCAGCGGCTCGCGCGGGTCGTTGCCGGTGCGCTCGCCGTGATGCGTGAGGTGGGTCAGGTGCACGGCAGCAAGCGCGCTGGTGCCGCCGCTGGCGGTGACCGTGTTGAGCGGCACCTCCAGGCTGCGCGCGCCATGGCTCCAGCGCTTGCCGCCGGCAGGCCCTTCGCCGTGGCCCATGTCCACCAGGTGCGCGGCCACCATGCCCATCTGAATGCCGGTGCTGGGCCGCTTCGGCGTGCCGCCAGCCGTGACCGTTGGCAGGGGTGCGTCCACCGCGCTGCCCACGCTTCCCGTGTTGAACTTGGTGATGTGGGCCATGGCCAGGGCGCTTTTGATGCCCCCGGCCACCACGGTGCCCAGCGGTGCATCGATGTCCTGCACGCGCGGTTGCTGGCCCTCGCGCTCGCCGTAGCCGATGGTGACCAGGTTGGCGCCCACCAGGGCGTGGTGTGTGCCGGACGCGGCAACGGTGGACAGCGGGGCATCCACGGCATGGCCGACCAGGTGCTGCTCGGACGTTCCGCGCAGCGGGGCCAGGGTGGGCGCCACCACGCTGAAGTGCCCGCCCTTGACCTGGGCGCATATGGTGCGCAGCGGCGCGTCGGCGGGCATGGTGCGCTGGTTGCTGGCGTTCGCGTGCTCGTTGAGATAGGGCGCCTGGGCGCCGACGATGTACGGGTTGGCACTGGTGAGGACATGCTTCCACAGGCCTTTTGCCACGCGGCGCATGGTGTTGTCCACCAGCGGGCGCTTGCGGCCAAATACGCTGTCGGCATGCAGGTCGAAGTCGATGCATTCGGCAGCCGTCCGGTGCGCGGCCAGCTTGCCAGCGATCACGCGGCGGTCAGTGGGCTCAGCGTGGGTCTGCTCGGGCCAGACGATTGGCAGGCCATCGCGGCGCGCAACGAGAAACAGGCGCTTGCGGATCGTGGGCGCGCCGTGGTCGCTCGCGCGCAGCTCGCGCCAGTCCACCTGGTAGCCGTGGGCCTTGAGCTGGCGCACGAACGACTGGAAGGTCTTGCCCCGGCGTGCGGGGTCCGGACGGGCCTGGCCATCGGGGCCCACCAGAATCGGGCCCCAGGTCTGGAACTCCTCCACGTTCTCCAGCATGAGCACGCGGGGCTTGCACATCGCCACCCAGCGCATGCCCACCCAGGCCAGGCCCCGGATGTGCTTCGAGACGGGCGTGCCGCCCTTGGCCTTGCTGAAATGCTTGCAGTCGGGCGACAGCCAGACGAGAGCTACGGGTTGATTGCCGGTGACCTGAATCGGGTTCACGTCCCACACGCTCTCGCACAGGTGCAGCGTGTGCGGGTGGTTCGCGGCGTGCATGGCCAGCGCCTCGGGGTCGTGATTGATGGCGATGTCCACAGGCCGGCCGAAGGCGGCTTCCAACCCGGTGGAGGTGCCGCCGCCGCCGGCAAAGTTGTCGATGATGAGTTCGCCGGGGAAGGCCAGCGGCATGGTGAAGTTGTCGCGCTTCATCGGGTGGGGTTCCTTTGGGCAAAAAAAAAGCCGCTCGCGGCAGGGCCGGGCGGCTTTGGTTTGCCTCCATGGTCGGAGGCTTCTGTTGAAATTAGGGCTCTATATAAAAGGAGCAAAGATGGACAGGTGCGACCTTGATGCCGAGTACAAAATGAATCCCCGGCGCGTGTCGTTTAATTTTTGGGTTGAAGAGGCGCGGTATATGGGGACCATTTCCGGTGACGCCCTCGATAAATTGGCCGGCGGAGATGCTGGACTTGAGGCCGGTTGTCTGAAATCCTATTCCACGAACTGGGTGCAGATCCACGGCGTTGCCGCGCTCAAGTTCGCGGCGGGTTTGCCTCCAAAAATCCTCTCGCAAGACGTCTAGCAACTCCTGCCCGCACAGGCTGTGCTAATGCCCCAGTGGTCAGTTGGCGGGCGTCTCGTCCCAGGTGCGGCCGTCCAGCTGGCGGCCTGCGGCCTTTTTGCCGACCCGGTACATCATCATGGCGCCGGGCGGGAAAGCGTTCGGCTCCAGGAAGTGATGCACGGTGCCGTCCAGGTGAATGACCGTGCTCTCCGTGCTGCACACGCGGCCATAGATGTCATCCAAGTTGGCTTGGTCCTCGTGGGGCTTTGCAATCACACGGGACCTCCATATAGCGCGGTACTCGCCGTCGCTCATCTGTGAGATCGGCCGCCACTCACCCCACTGCTTGAACAGGAAGGGCACTCCTGCGGCGTCGCATTGGTCCCGCAGGCTGGATGCCCAGACGGGATGCATGGGTCGAGCGCCTGGTCCGCTCTCGCCGCCCACGATCACCCAATGGATTCCGCTCTGGATCAGCCAGGGCTGGCAGATCTTCGAGCCGCCGCCTTGGTCCAGGTCAGGCCCAGGGCGAGGACGCTCCAGATTCACAGGCCCCAGCAGCGGTTCCATGCTCAGGAAGCGCACGCGCGCCGGCACGGCCAGCAGCTTCGGGATGTCGCGGTCGGCCTCGGCCTGGTTCACGATGGTGGCGCCGATCCACACATTGGGCAGCGGCATCATGTCCAGCCATGGCAGGTCCTGGTCCTTGTCGTGCACCAGCTCCGCCATCATGGGGATGACGTTGCCGATGCGCTTCGTGAGCAGCAGCCAGTCAAGGTTCGGCGTCTGGTGGATCAGGGTGAACAGGTCGGCGCGCCATTGCGGGTCCACAGCGTTGTCGAACACGTCCGCCAGCGATGCACAGAACACGCGCTGGCGGCGTCCATGCTGAGCCATGAATGCATCAGCCTGCGCGTTCCAGCGGCGCGGCATGGCCCAGGTGGCAGGGCTGGTGCGACGGCGCGGCGCGCCTGGGCCCCAGTTCACGGCCTGGCCGCCGGCAAACCGCGCATTGCGGGTCTCGGCATAGCAGTGGTCACAGCCCGGGCCCACCTTCTGGCAGCCTTCCCAGGGGTTGAACGTGTGGTCGGTCCATTCGATCTTGCTGTTCTCGGACATTGCGGCTCCATGAGAAAAGCCAGCGCGACGGCTGGCTTGGTTGAAGGGGGAGGGGATGTATCAGGGAAGGGGCCGCGCGGCTCCTTCGCTCATGCATCGTTCAGTCGGGTGTGATCTGGAAGGGAGTGCGGTCCTTGCCGTTGATCCAGTTCGGCGGCTTGCCCCGGCCTGTCCAGGTGGCTCCGGTGGCGGGGTCGCGGTACTTCGGGGCGCCCACGCTGCCGGCCTTCTTCGCTTTTGTTCCGGGAAAAAGCTCATCAGTGGTGATGCCGTGCTCATCTGCAAGTGAGCGGGCCTGCAGGGTGATCTCGCGGAGTTGCAGGATTGCCTGGGCGCGCTCTGAAGCCCGAGCGGCTGCAATCTGTGCATCGAGTTCTGCCCTCTTGGCCAGCAGTGTCTGGTAGTCGCTCATTTCAGCTTCCTTTCTGTATCTGGAAAAACTTCGACTCTTCCGTCGGGGTAGTGGAGGCGCCCGCCGACGCGCGAGGGCAGTCCATAGGCAGCCATGCGTTCTGGCGGAATGCCAGGGTTTGTTTTCAATTCATCTCCTGTGTAGAGGTTGTCTTGTCGGCCCCATGGGTTGTGCCAGGGAGTGGTCGCTGCAAGTGATTCCTTTCGCTGTTGCAATTCGCTCGGGCGGAGCACTTGCGGCGCCTTTCCGCCAACGGTGAATGCACTGTCAGGTGAGGGTGTTTTTCGGTTTGCCATGGTTTGGGAGGGGCATGCAGAGGTTGTAGATGGCCAGCCAGTGCATAGCGCGATGGCTGTAGAACGGATAGCGGCAGCCTTCATTGGGCGTCAGCCCTGCCGCATGGGCCTCGCGCGCTTCGCGTTCAATGACGGCTTTTGGAACGCTGGTTACCCATGTGCCGCATTGGTCAACGATGGGGTCAGCCATGAGCCTCCTCCCCAGAGCGCGGTGGCACCAGCGCTGCGCAGACCATATGGGCGTGCACCTCGCTCCTGGGCGGCCTGCAATGCAGGGTGTGCACCTGTGCTCGGTCGAGTTCGACAACGAGCGCAGCGCCCGGGACCAGCCGAGCCTTGCTCTCATTCCAAAAGCGCTGGGCGGCGTTGCCTGTCCAGGTTACGCGCCAGGGCTCAACGCGGTGTGGCCCGATGCGGTCATACAGCAGGAGCTGTAGCTGGAACGCGCCGCACGCCGCGTGGGTTGCCTGGGGCGGCGTGCGGCTCAAAAAGACGGTGCCGGTGTGCTTCATCATTGCCTCCTTTCGGCTGGTTGCCCTGGGCTAGGCTTGGCTTCAGGCGGTGGTAGGCGATCCAGGCGGACGGAACAATCAGCGCAGACGTGGCAGGCGCGGAAGCGACGCGAGCCGGCGGCGGGCTTTTCTTGTTCGCACTGGATGCAGAAGATGGCTTCGGCCAGGTCATGGAGCCGCATGGGCTCTCGGCCTTTCTTTGGACTGCGCATGGCGCTCCTTTCCGGTGGTGCATCAGGCCAGCGCCCTGGCTGCAAGGCGCTGGGCAGATGGCCCTCGCATGTGGCGAGGGCGCGAGGTCAGGCCTTGGTGTAGGTGCCGATGAGGACCGGCGAAGTGTTTTCAACTGCCGTGCGGATGAGCGTGGCGAACTCGTTGGCCATCTGCTCCACCTGCTCCTCGAAAGCGGCCGGGCGCAGGATCAGCCGTGGCTTGTCATCCAGCAGCACGCTCAGCCGCAGCGAGAACGTGCGTGTCTGCAGGTCCGGGTAGGGCGTGCAGGTGAAGAGCAGGTGTGTGGGCAGCGTGTGGCTGCTGCTGGCCCGTGCACTCTCCAGCACGGACTGCTCGGTGCTCAATGCCTGCACATTGCTCTGGGCCTTCTTCATGGCCTCGACGGAAATGTCGCGGACTGCCGAGACCGCCTTGCGAACTTCCAGGGGCACACCATCGCTTTGCGCCTGCAGGAAAAGGGACCAGTCTTCGAGCCATTCGGCCATGTCCTTCTGGCTCTGTTGGCGGTTGATGATGGCGAGCAGCGCGGCATAGGCTGCCGTAGCGCTGGGCTTGAGGATGGCTGTGTGCGCGCAGTGGCCGGGCTTGGTGGGCGTGCCCAGGTCCAGCACGGCCGTAGCGGTCATGGCATCCGCATCCACGAAGACTGTGCAGCCCTCATCCCGGTGGCTGGACATGTATGCCACGAAGTCGTTGATGTACGGAGAGGCCATCTTGCCGGCGGCGCGGCGCCGGAAAGGCAGGAAGGCCTCCAGGTTGTGCAGCTTGAACTGCTCAGGCAGGGCCAGGGCGCCACTGTGCGTGCTCAGCGCGGCGGAGATGGCGGCCTCGGCTTGGTCGATGTCCTTCTCAGGCGCGCCCAGGGCGTGAGCGTTGGCGTGCAGGGCGGTGGAAGTGCTGTTCATTGATTTCTTTCAGGTACGGTTGAAATGAAGCGGCCCGCACGTGGCGGGCCGATCTGCTGGGACGGGTAGAGCGGTTCAGGACTGCTGAGTGGCGCCATCCTTGGCGCCGGCGAACAGCTGTGTCTGGTTCTGGGGCATGAGGGTCATCACGCCGAACTTGCCCACGTGCATCACCGTCTTGCGCGTGGCCTCCTCGGCAGCCTTGCCATCCGCCGTGGGGCGCGTGTACTTCAGGGTGTGCGACACGGTCACCTGGCTGGTGCCGGGGATGCGAGCGATCTTGAATTTCACGTCCACATCGCCCTGGCGGTCGTTGTCGACCACGCCGGCCGCAACCTTGCCCAGTGCGGCGGACAGCATGCGGTCGAACTGGCCGCCGTCGAGGTCGGTGATGAACTCGCTGACGTCGATTTGCGAGGCCGAAGTTTGGGGAACCTGATGCATGGAAATGCTCCTTTCGAGCGGTTGGGTTAGAGAACAGGGCCAGGGGGAAAGAGAACGAGGGCGGCAAGGCCGGTGCCGTTGATCAGGAGCAGCAGCCAGAAGGCCACCGCCAGGGCTCTTGCGTGCAGCATGGGTCGCCTCATGCGCTGCGCTGCAGGGCTCGGGCGCTTATGGAGCGTGCGCCCGGATGGCGCTCCATGGCATCGCACACGGCCGCGCAGCTGCTGCGTGCGAGAGCGATGTGCGTGAGAGCACCGATGGTGATCAGGAACGGGCGCATGGAAGAACTCCTGTGGGGTACTGAGGCATGGCCGGCGCGCCAGCGCGCACGCGGCGGCGGGGCAGGGTCGCCAGCACCAGGTCGGTGTCGCCTTGATCGGTGGGCACCATGCAGCGCTGCTGGTGAGCGCGTGCAATGGTTGCGGCGACATCGGTGCAGCGGCTGTCGCGGTATGCGAATGCGCTGCTGGTGAGCGGGATGCTGGGCATGGTGACTCGGGTGGCTGTCATGGCGGCTCTCCTGGGTGGGTATGGAAAAGCCGCCTCATGGGCGGCCTGTAGTGCACTGCGGCGGGGCGGTGACAATGGCGCCATCAACAAAGGAGGAGCCGCAGATGCTGGACGTGACGATGACGAACGGGAAGGCGATGGACCAGGCCATCAACTGGATGCGCACAGCGGCGCGCGAGCTGGATGAGCGCTATGGCGAGGGGTATGCCAAGGCCAATCCGCAGCTGGTCGCGGCCATGGTCCAGGCCGCGGCAACGGACCAGCACTTTCAGGGCGTCAATGCGCTCTCGGAGGCTGTGGTCGAGGCTGCCGATGCAATGCGGGGGACGTAGTGCAGAGCCTGGGGGCCGCAGCGGTCCCCAGACTTGAACGGGTCGCGCTCGAATTCGCAGGCCTTGTCCAGTGGCTTGCCATTGACCGGGTCAGTGCCCTGGTGGGGGGCTTTGCAACGGTCGTCGAATCGGCCGGTGCTGGTGCGGTGGTAGTGGATGCAGTTCTTGCAGAGCTTCTGCGTGGTGTCGCGCATGGTGTCTCCAGGTGCAAAAGAGGCGGCCCGCTGATTTGCGGGCCATGGGGCGGTGAGAAGAAAAAGGGCCGCTGTTGCGCGTCACTACGTTTCCGCATCTCCTGGACACGCGCGGCCGGGAAAAGAAAAAGCCCGCTTCGTGCGGGCTTTCGTGAGTTCGGGAATGGCCTGCTATTGGCCTAGGCTCGTCTCTATGTCTTTGCGCTCGGCCAGAAGCCGATCAAGATCACGATTCAGGCGGCGTTGATCGCTGTCGCACTGTGTTGCGACTGCCTGCATTTCAGAGGAAAGCGAGTTTTCGTAGGTTGCACCTGCGAGGTTGTTTGATGCGGACCTTTTGTTATTACGCAGGCTGGCCATACGCTGATCGCAATTACTTTTGGATCGATCGATCGCTCCGTATGCATCAGGAATATGGCGATTCTTGAGGTCCGAAAGCCTGTTGCGCTTGCGTATGGTCGCGGCTTGTGCGTTCAGACGATCCGCCTCGCTCATGGGTTTGGCGGTTGTTGCTGCAGCGCCATTTGCGGATTGGGGGGCTTCTGTCACTGCTGCAGGTCTCGCTGCGTGACCAGTAGCTGGCCTGACATCAATTTCTCCGCCTTTGCTGCTGGATGCACAAGGCGTTTCCTGAAAAGAATAGCGGCCATTGGCATCTTGGCACTTGAAGACTGCCCACGCCGGGCTGGAACAAGCGCATGCCGCTATTACGGCTGCAAGCATGTGCATTCGCATACTCTGAGTTCTCCTCTGTCTGTGATCCGTATCGGGTTGTAGCACAGAGGAGAAATCGCACACCAGCTAGGTGGGGTGTGCGATATGAATTGTTGCCCGCTGCTTTCCCGGGCTGGTCAGGCGGGGTGCATCAGCCCGATGCGCCCCCAGCCGCCTGCAGTTACCGCGCCAATGCAGGTGGGCGCCGCTCTGTCGAGCGATCAGGCCCTGTAGTGTCATCACGCACCACGCGATGCGCTCGGCCAGGGAGGGCCAGGTTTCGCGCTCTTTCTTTGGTGCTGCAGGCGGGTCGGGTGCAGTGCGCCTGGGCTTACCGCCCAGGTCGCGTTCTTATCCCAGTGAATTTTGAAGGACCGGGGCTTGCCCGGTCGATGCCGTGGAGCCCGCCGATACTTGATCGGCAGGCGCATATTAGCTCTAGGCTAATATTTGCGTCAATAGCCTTGTGCTAACAATTAGCTCCTGGCTGGCTACTTGAAGTAACGGCGGTGTTCGACCATCGTTCCGATGATGGTGATGGTGGTCTCGTCCGAGCGTAGGGTTGGGTAGTCGTCGTTGAGTGGGACGAGCTCGAATACCTCGTTGCCGAGTACGTCGATGGAACGCGGCCGGTACTTCTTGAACGTGGCCTCCTCGTGCCCATTCTTCGCCGCTACGAAAGAGCCGGGTCGGGGTCTGGCGCATGGGTCAATGAGCACGCGGTCACCTTCCTTGAAGTCTGGTTCCATGGAGTTGCCGCGGATGGTCAGGGCGAACGTCGTGCCGGAATGCTTTCGGTCAGTGAAGAGCCACTCCTCGGCGTCGCCTGGTTGAAATGTGTCTGCAATCTCTTTCCAGGCGCCTGCTTGGATGTGCGAGATCAGGGGAATCCGACGCACCTCCGGCAGTGCAATCTCTACATTTGGAGCGTCGCGAGGGTCGGTGCTTCGCTCTGCCGGTTGATCCATCCAGCCCGTGGGCTTTCCTGTTTTTTGTTCGATCTCGCGGGCGATGGCGTTGCTCATCACCCGAGGCTTGCCTGTCTTGGAGTTTGTCGATGCGTTCAGCCATTGGCTGATCTGCGCGGGGGCTTTGCCTATTTTTTCTGACAAGGCTGCTTGGCTTCCTGCCTCCTTGATCAACAGGCTTAGTTTCACTCGGCGGGTGGCTTCTACGGGTTGCATCGGATGAGTATTTAGCGTTTGGCTAACTTGGGCAACGTGCCAGGGGCTATTCAATGTGATTAGCTTTAGGCTAAACTTGCTGCCATGAAGCTATCGAACTACCTTCAAACCAAGGGGCGGGGCAGCAAGGCAAAGCTCGCCAGGGACATCCGAGCGCATGCCTCTGACCTGTCCGATTGGCTGGCAGGTAAGCGCCCCGTGCCTCTCCATCGCTGTACCGCGATCGAGATGGCCACGGCTGGGGCGGTGAGCCGTAAGGATTTGCGCCCAACCGATTGGCACATCCACTGGCCCGAACTGGCTCCACAGGTCTCCGAAGCTGGGGAGGCTTGCCGTGTCTGATGAACTTAGTGCGGCCGGCCGTCATGGCGCAACCCGATCTGCCATCCGGCGCAACTGCAACACGACTGCAGGCGGCACGCTACCCGTTTCCTCCATCCGCTCCGTGCAGAGCTGGCTCCAGCGGCGCAGCTTGGCGACCGTGAAGCCCCGGCCCTCGCACTCCAGCACGAAGGCCAACTGGCCCAACAACAGTTCCATGGCATCCATCCAGTCCTGGCTGGTGTCGGGTGTGGTGCGTTCGTGGCTCATGGGTTCTGGTCCTTTCGTTGGGGAGTGCTGATGTCCTCGACTTTCTCAATTTCTCTGCCTGGCGGATATGGCGGCGTGGGCCCAGCGGCCGACACTCAACTGGGGATGGACGAGATAGTGGCGGCGCAACAGGCCGCCCAGGCGTTCAAGGGCGGGGTGCCTGCGCTGGCCCAGGCCATGGGCATATCGCCCAACACGCTGCAGCACAAGCTCAACCCGGGCAACGCGCGCCACCACCTGACCCTGCGCGAGTCCATCGCGCTGCAACGCATCACGCGCGACGTAGGCGTGCTGCGCGCCATGGCCAAGGCCTTGGGCTACGTCTGTGTCCTGGCCACGCCAGACCAGGGTGAGGGTGACCCGATACAGGCATTCGCCAATTTCCAGGGTGAGGTGGCCGACTTCTCCCGCGCCATTGCCGACGCCATGGTCCATCAGCCTCCCAGCCCCAACGCCCAGCGCCGCATCGACTACCGCGCGCAGGAAGTGATTGCGGCCACATGCCACATGGTGAGCACCACGGCGGCCATGGTTCCAAAGCGGGCGACCTGACATGTTTCCAGCGACTACCCCAACCAACAACCACCACGGCCTGGCCTTGTCCGCCGTTCGGGCCTGCACCTCTATCTCCCTGCTGATTCGTGGTGGTCAGGGTGGTCGCTCCTTTCTTTCCGCACTCGCGGCTCATCGCACGCATGGGGGTGACAGCCCGTGCGCACGCACAACAGCAGGCACCAGCATGCACACAACTCTCTCTCGCCGCGCCGCGCCCGCGCGCCCTCTGTTCCCCGCTCCCCTTTGCTTTCAGGGAGGCGCGCGCACGCGCCTGTCAGTTGGGGGGTATGCGGTTTTGTCGCTTTTTCGCAACGGCTGCTTAAAAATTAAGCAAACCGATCACGGGTCCTTCCTGGCGAGCTTCAAAGCGGGTAATTCGAACCCCTTCTGCCGGGTAGTCAGTGGCGTTGGGAGTTACTGACTGATGTCCTCGAACTATGACGACGTCCTGGGCCAGCTCGTCCAGGCCGGCCTGGAGGTGGATCGGCTCGAAGTGGGGCGCCTGCGCCGCTGCCGGGTCGAGGGCCGGGGCAAGGAAAAGCCCGGCTGGTATCTGCTGCACGAGATGCGGCTGGACAACGGCAATGACCTGATCGTCGGCAGCTTCGGCGTCTGGAGCGGCGCCGAGAACAATGCCCGCAAGGTCGAGATCCGCAAGTCGGAGCTCAGCCGCGAGCAGTCCGAGGCGCTGCGCAAGCGCCTGGCCGAAGACAAGCGCCGCGCCGAGGCAGAGCGCAAGGCCGAGGCCGAGCGCGCAGCGGCCAGGGCCACTGCCGCTTGGAAGAAATGCCAGCCCACCGGCGACAGCGACTACCTGGCCCGCAAGGGTGTGGGCGGCTACGGCGTGCGCTACTCGCCCAGCGGCGCCATGGTCATTCCGCTGCTGGATGCCATGGGTCACATCCACGGCCTGCAGATCATCCGGGGCAAGGACCGCAAGCCTGGCGCGCGAGAGAAGGAATACTGGCCGCTGGGTCTGGTCAAGAAAGGGCGCTTCCACCTGATCGGCATGCCGGTGCCTGGCAGCGTGGTGCTGGTCGCCGAGGGCTATGCCACTGCGGCCAGCCTGCACATGGCCACGAGCCTGCCGGTGGCCGTGGCCTTCGACGCCAACAATGTGCCGGTGGTGGCCGAGGCTCTGCGCGCTCGCTACAAGGGCGTGCGCCTGCTGATGTGCGCCGACGACGACAACACCCAGCGCTGCCACGCCAAGGACGAGGCCGAGAGCCAGCGCCTGGGCAAGCATGTGGAGTGCCGGGCCCGGGTGTGGCTGCCCGATGGCCGGGCCTGCCCGAAGTGCGGCCAGGACCACAACGCGGGCAATGCCGGCATGACCATGGCCAGCACCGCCGCCATGCAGGTGGACGGCCAGTGGGTGGCGCCCGCCTTTGCCGACCCGATGGCGTTGCGCGCCGGCTGGCTGGACAACGGCGTCAAGCTCAACGACTTCAACGACCTGCACATGTCCGAAGGCCTGCATGTGGTGCGCGCCCAGGTCGAGGCCCGCCTGCTGGAGTTGGGCTGGCGCACGCGCAGCGGGGCGCAGCGCCTGCAGCCCAGCCGGGGGGAGGGGGGTGGCACGGTGCTGGAGCAGCTGCGGCCCATCGACAGCCTGGACGAACTGCTGGAGCGTTTTGCCCTGGTGTACGGCCAGGGCGGCGCGGTGTTCGACCACGATGAGCACCGGCTTGTGACCCTTACAGACATGGGTCACATCTGCCTGAGCCGCGATCTCTACCGGACCTGGAGCGAGCACCCAGACCGCCAGATCGTGCGTCCCGAGCAGGTGGGCTTCGACCCGGCCTGCACTGACGAATCCATCACCTGCAATCTGTGGGACGGCTGGCCCACCCGGCCCAAGCCCGGCAGCTGCGAGAAGCTGCTGGAGCTGCTGTGGCACATGTGCAGTGGCGACGGCAACGCGGATGCGCTCTACAACTGGGCGATCAACTGGCTGGCCTACCCGCTGCAGCACCCTGGCGCCAAGATGAAATCCACCATCGTCGTGCACGGGCCCCAGGGCACGGGCAAGAACATGTTCTTCGAGGCCTACATGGCCATCTTCGGCAAATACGGCTGGACCATCGACCAGTCCGCCATCGAGGACAAGTTCAATGACTGGGCCAGCCGCAAGCTGTTCCTGATCGCCGATGAAGTGGTGGCCCGCTCGGACCTGTACCACGTCAAGAACAAGCTCAAGGCCTTCATCACCGGGGACCAGATCCGAATCAACCCGAAGAACATGGCGGCCTACTACGAGGCCAACCACGTCAACATGGTGTTCCTGTCCAACGAGGCCATGCCCGTGGTTCTGGAGGAGGACGACCGGCGCCACGCCATCATCTGGACGCCAGCCAAGCTGAGCGCCGAGTTCTACCGGGCCGTCAAGGCGGAGATCGATGCCGGAGGTGTCGCGGCGCTGCACGACTTCCTGCTGGGCTGGGATGTTGGCGATTTTGACAACGCCACGCAGCCCCCGATGACCGAGGCCAAACAGGAGCTCATCGCATTGAGCCTGGACAGCCCGAGCAAGTTCGTGCGGGCCTTCGAGGCGGGGGATGTGCCCGGCTTCCCGGGCAAGGGCGCCCCGGGCCTGCTGACGCCGTGCCTGACCACGGACATCTACGAGCTCTACAAGTGGTGGTGCGGCAATACCAACGAGAAGGCGTTGACTTTGCCCAGGTTCTCCAACGCCCTCAAGCGCAAGCACCAGGCCGGCATTGAGCGCAAACGCTACGTGCTGGATTCCTACCGGACGGTGGGTCCGGCCAGCGTCTGCTATCTGCCCGGCGGCCAGGAGCTACCGCCCGGCCGCCCTGAGACGGAATGGCTGGGCGAGCGCATCGATGTCTTCAAGCGTTCGATGAAAGACGCCAAGGGAGGTGCTCTGTGAAGCGCTGCACCCTCGCTCGCCCTGCCTTGTGCGCTATGTGCGGCATGCCGTGCGGCTTCGTGTGCGCCATTAACTCATTGATTTCAAAGGCATGTGCGGCATGTGCGCCATCCCTCCTTATGTGTGTGGGCGCAGGCGTGTGCGCACACCTGCGCAGGTGCGCGCATGTGCCTGCACGTGAGCATGGCGCACATACCGCACATAGCGCACACATCAAGCGCGACAAGCACTTACGTAATTTTCACGGCGCACAAGTAGCCGCACTACATACCGCACAACCCTTTTTGAAAGGAAAAGAGATGGAGAGAGAAGAAAAGAGGGTGATCGGCTGCACGGCTGAGAACGCTGCTCTGGTGCGTGAAGTGGTCAAGGCATGGCCGCAGCTGCACGGGCTGGTGCAGCAGCTGCAGGCCGCCGGCATCTTCCCTGGCTTGCGTGCCCTGGAGTTCACGCTGCGCGGCAGTCCGCAGTTCCGGGCCCAGGGCCTGGAGGCACTCCTGGTGAGCAACACAGCAGCCGAGGAAGGGAGCACGGTATGAGCGGCTTCTCTGTCGAGATCTCGGCCCGGATGCTGGGCCAGGCCGAACTGCTGGCCCAGCTGCACGGCCTGACCGGATCGCAGGCGGCAGGTGCCTACGCCAAGGCCATCAACGACACGGCATTCGAGGTGCGGCGTGCCATGCAGGCCGAGATGCGCGCCCAGTTCGACCGCCCCACTGACTACATCCTGCGCTCGCCGCGCGTGAAGATGGCCACGGCGGCGCGCCTGTCGGCCTCGATCGCGCCGGACTACATGGGCGGCAAGGGGATTGATCCGCAGAAGATCCTGCGCGCTCAGGGAGAGGGCGGCACCCGCCGCGACAAGCGCAGCGAGGTGGCGCTGCGTCGCGTGGGCATCCTGCCCAACGGCATGCAGACAGCCATACCGGCCACGCCCTACCCGGGCAGCGACGACGGACGCGGCAACCTCAAGGGCAGCTTTCTGGTGCAGCTGCTGGCGTATTTCCAGGCCTTCGGGGAGCAGGGCTACAAGGCCAACATGACCGAGAAGGGCTACAAGCGCGTGCACAAGGGCACCAAGAAGGCGGCGGGCCGGCGCTACTTCGTGGCCTACGGCAAGGCGCGCGGCGGCGCGCGCACCACCGCCATGGGAGAAGCCGACGCCCGCACGTCCCACCTGGCCCCGGGCATCTGGGCCGCGAGCGGGACCGGCGGCGCGGATGTGCGGCCCGTGCTGATGTTCGTGAAGCGCGCCCACTACAGCGTGCGACTGCAGGGAGAGGCCATCGCGAAGCGTGCTGACGCACAGAACTACCTTGAGAAGCGCCTGCGCTATCGCGTGAGGGAGGCCGCCGGAGTATGAGCGAGCACCGCATGCATCCTGAAGAGATGAGCCTGGGCGAGTTCAACCGTCACATGGGCTACAAGGGCCGCTTCGCTTGGCAGCTCAAGAATGAGCAGCGCCTGGTGATGAGCGAGGACGGCAAGCGTGTGCGCGTGGCCGAGTCCATCCGCCTGATCAACGACACCAAGGACCCCAGCCGAGCCGCCGTAGCCGCCCGCCATGCCGCTGGCAGGCAGGGCGCACTGGCCTCCACGCCAGAAGAACCAGAGGACGACGGCGAGGCCACCGCATCAGAGCCAGGCGCCACGGGCAGCGGCTTCAAGTTCCACGACGGCAAGGCCAAGCGCGAGCACTATTCTGCGCTCCGCGAGGAGATCGCCTACTTCAAGGAAGTGGGCCAGCTCATGGATGCCGACGAGGCCCTGGGCGCCTTCGCGGACGCGGGGGCACGCGTGGGCGCAGTGCTGGACACCGTGCCCGCCAGCATCGGCCCCATGCTCGTGGGGCAGCCTGCCGAGGAGATTGTGCGCATCCTGGAAGACCAGATGGATGTGGCCCGGGCCGTGCTAGCCGCAGGCATTGAAAAGCTGGCCGCCGAGATCAGCAAGCGCAGGAAAGAGGGGGCCGCTTGAGTACCGTCGATCAACGAACCATCGGTTGTCCCAGCGTTGCGCTGCGCGCCATGGCCAAGACCATAGGGCCACGCAAGCGCCGGTCCGTCAGCCAGTGGGCAGATGCAGAGCGCAAGCTCTCGGGCAAGGGCAGCGCGATCACCGGGCAATGGCGCACCAGCCGCAACCCGCCGTTGCGCGAGCCCATGGACTGCGCATCGCCCAAGTCCGGGGTGCATGAAATCGTCTTGATGTTCCCCATCCAGTTCGGCAAGACAGAGGTGGAGGTCAACATCCTGGGCCACACCATGACCGACGATCCCTGCCCGGTGATGGTTGTGTTGCCCGGTGAAGTCTCAATGAACAAGTGGGTCAACCAGAAGTTGAACCCCATGATTGAGGAGTGCGACGCCGTGCGCGGAGCGCTGCGCAGCGTGGCCAGCCGGGATGCCAGCAACACGCGCGAGTTCAAGGACTTCGTGGGCGGCCAGCTGTACATGGAGCACGCCGGCTCTCCCTCGCGCGCCAAGTCCTCCTCCATCCGCAAGCTGCTGGTCGATGAGCTTGATGAAATCGCTGCCAACTGGAAGGGCGGAGACGACCCTGTCGAGATGTTCGACGGCCGCACCAGCGCTTTTCCGGCCACCGGCCTGCGCGTGTACATCAGCAGCCCCCAGGTACGGGGCCTGAGTCGCATCGAGGCCAAATACCTCAAGTCCGACCAGCGCCGCTACCACGTCCCGTGCCCGCACTGCGGCCACATGCAGCCGCTGAAATGGTCAGGCCTGCACTGGAGCCCGGATCGGTCCAAGGTCTGGTACGTCTGCGAGGAAAACGGCTGCTGCATCGATGAGCACCACAAGACGGCCATGATCGCCGCCGGCCGCTGGGTTGCCGAGAACCCCGACAGCAAGATCCGCGGCTACCACATCAACTGCCTTTACTACCAGTTCGGCCTGGGCCCGACCTGGGCCACCCTGGTGGAAATGTGGCTCGACGTGCAGGGCGACCCGGCCCGGCTCAAGACGTTCGTCAATGACCGCCTGGCCGAGCCCTGGGAAGACAAGTCCATGCGTCTGGTGCGCCACAACGTTATCCAGGAGCGGGCCGAGCCCTATGTGCTGCGCGTTGCGCCGCGTGGCGTGCTCTACGTTACGGCAGGCGTGGACACGCAGGACGACCGGCTGGCAGTGCACCTGACCGGCTGGGGCCGCGGCATGGCCTTCTGGACGCTGGACTACTTCGAGCTGCCAGGCGACCCCGCCGAAGGCGCCGTGTGGGTGGCCTTGACCGAGGCGCTCAACAAGGCCATCCAGCGGGTGGACGGCGTGCTGCTGCGCGTCGAAGCCATGGCCCAGGACCAGGGCGGCCACCGTACCGACGAGGTCAAGAACTACATCCGGCAGGCCCTGGTGCGCCGGCCCATGTCCATCCATGGGGCCATCGCCAACAACGCGCCCGTGCTCAGCAAACCCAAGCTGATGGACGTGACCCACAAGGGCAAGACGGACAAGAAGGGCGTGCGGGTCTACACGGTGGGCACGGTGGCCTGCAAGGACTGGCTGTTCGGGCGGCTCAGTGTGGATGCGGAGCGCAAGCCTGAGGAGCGAGTCACTCACTTCAGTGATCAACTGGACGCCTTCTATTTCGCGGGCCTGGTGTCCGAGACCTACGACCCCTCGAAAAACCGCTACGTGGTGAAGAAGGGCGCGCGCAACGAGCCGTTGGATACCTGGTGCTACAGCTATGCCGCAGCACATCACCCGGAACTGCGCCTGCATCGACACCGAGAGGTGGATTGGACTGCGCGCGAGCAATACCTGCTGCAGCAGTTGGTGCGTCAGCCTGACGGCACGTACACGCCGACCCCCCAAGAATCAGAGTCTGATTTGCACACCGCATTGGCTCAACCCAAGAAGCCACAGCAAAAGACCAATCTATTTGCACCTATCAGCATGCAATAGAGCGCAAATGAAAGAAAGAGGGCTATAGAAATATGAGCAAAAAGACTTTGGAACTTATCGACGTTTTGCGCGAAGAACTGAATGCGGCCGGCGTGTGCTTTGGAGTGGAGCGCGTGCGCGATCTCACCGAAAGTGTGCTGCGCCGCGTGGTGTCACGCACAGGCGGGCAGACGGTCTACATCCGCACCAAGATCAGCAGCAGATCGGAGCGGATGCAGCAGGTTTGGCGTGACTTCGACGGAACGAACGCGCATGAGGTGGCCCGCAAGCATCACATGTCGGTGCGCTCGGTCTATCGCATCGTGGAACTGCAGCGAAGAAGGGTTGCAAGGGCGGAAAGCAAGGGGGCCGCCGAGTAGCTTGGCGATAGTGTCAAAAACAATGAAATTGTCATAGGAAACTGTCGCAGCACCGCGCCGACCATCGGTGCATGGGACTCTACAGCCACTACACCACTGATCAACTCACGGCCATGCGTGACCGCCTGTCCGTGGCCTTCGAGCAGCGGCTGACAGGCCCAGCGTCGGCAGCCGGCCATGGCCGTTCCGTCCAGTTCCAGCAAGATGGCGGCAGGCAGCTTCAGCAGCAGATCATCGCCATCAACGAAGAGCTGCTGCGCCGTGCAGGTGGCGGCTCCCGTCGACCCATCTACTTGGCGTGAGCATGGGCCGAAAAAACCGTATCAGCCGGCACGCCCGCACCGCCGCATCCATCACCAAGGCCGGCATGACGGCCTATCAGGGCGCTTCGCACAGCGATCTCGCCCTGGCGGATTGGCATCCACAGCAGTCCAGCGCCGACGCTGCGCTGCTGCCCGAGCTGGACACCCTGGCAAACCGCTCCTATGACCTAGCCCGCAACAATGGGTTGATGGCCGGTGGCCTGCAGACCAAGCGCGACAACATCGTCGGCTCGGTTCTGCGCTTGGCCGCCATGCCCGACTATCGTCTGCTGGGATGGGACGCCAGGCGGGCGCGCGAGTGGGGCAACATGACCGAGGCCCATTTCCGCAGTTGGGCCGACAGCACCGAGTGCGATGCGGCGTTGACGCTCAACCTCATGGGGCTGACGCTGCAGGCACTGACCAGCAGCATGCTGGCGGGTGATGCCGTCGCACTGCCGCTTTGGAAACCGCGCACCGGCCTGCGCTGGAATACGCGAATCAGCCTGATCGACTCGGCCCGCATGAGCACGCCGCCCGGGCTTGCGAGCCTGGCCCGTCTGCGCAGTGGCATCGAGTTCGATAGGGACGGCGCGCCCATCGCCTATCACTTCCAGAATGCCCATCCGGGGGACAGCTACCAGCTGAGTGGCGAGGAGGCAATGGACCTGATGCGCTGGGAGCGCGTCCCCGCCTTCACGAGCTGGGGGCGACGCCGTGTCGTGCACCTGCATGACAAGGAGCGCACGGGGCAATCCCGTGGACGTCCGATTGTGACGGCGGTCATGCGTGAGTTCCACATGGCCGGCAAGTACTCGCAGAACGAGCTGCAGGCCAGCCTGGCCAATTCCCTCGTCGCCGCTTTCCTTGAATCCGATATGGATCAGGAATCGGCATCTGCCCTGTTCGGTGATAACCCGCGCGAGGCCTGGCAGGAGTCGCTCCAGGAGGCGCGCAGCATCGGCAAGCTGCAGGGCGCAGCCGTCATTCCGTTGCCCGTGGGTGCCAAGCTCAGCAGCTTTGCACCTGGCAGGCCCAATGCGGCATTCGAGGCTTTCATGCTGGCCGTGCTGCGGCACATCGCTGCCGGAATGAACATGCCTTATGAGCTGCTGCTCAAGGACTTCAGCAAGACCAACTACAGCAGCGCCCGTGCTGCGCTGCTGGAGGCCTGGCGCTACTTCCACGGCCGCCGCCGCTGGCTGACCGACTACTGGCTGCGCCCCATCTACGAGCTGTGGCTGGAAGAGGCCGTGAATGCCGGCGTTGTCGATGCTCCCGGCTACTACGAAAACCGCTACGCCTATACGCGCTGCCGCTTCATCTTCGGAGGCCGTGGCTATGTGGACCCGGTCAAGGAAGCCGAGGCATCGCTCATGCGCATGGAAGGCGGCATTTCCACCCTGGAAGCGGAATGCGCCGAGCAGGGTCTGGACTACGAGGAAGTGCTCAACCAGCGACAGATCGAGCAGGAAATGCTGGCCGCACGTGGCCTGCCTTCGCTCGACAGCCTGCGCCGACGCCGGTATGGCGGCAGCAGCGATGCCGGCGCGCAGGACCCTGCCGCCCAGGCTGGCGAATGAAGGAAAACCCATGAGCAGAGCCACCATCTATCCGCACCTGGCGCAGCGCATCTTCAACACGCCGCTGCTGATGCACCCTCAAAAATTGGATGCCATCATCGCCGGCGTGGGTCAGCGCCTTCTCGGCGCCCATGAGCCGCTGGTTCAGATCGCTGATCCTGCCGCCGCCGTGAATGCACTGGCGCCGGAGATGTTCAGCACCCGCCGAGGGGAACGCACGGACAGGGGCTGGCGAATGGTTGATGGAGTGGCCGTGCTCTCCACAATGGGAGCGCTCGTGCACCGCACCCGTCTCGAAGCCGACAGCACACTGCTCATCGGCTACAACGACCTGGCCGCCGATCTCGAAGACGCCATGGCCCACCCCGATGTGCATGCCGTGGCTCAGGTTTACGACAGCCCAGGCGGCGAGGTTTCTGGCGCGTTTGAGCACGCGCAGCGCATCTTCGATCTTAGGGGCCGCAAACCCCTGATCGCCATTGCCGACAGCATGGCGGCCAGTGCGGCCTACCTCTCTGCCAGCGCCGCCGACGAACTGGTCATCACCTCCACGGGCTATGCAGGATCCATCGGCGTGGTGATGCGCCACGTCGATCTGTCCCGTGCCCTGGCCAACGAGGGCATTTCGGTCACCCACATCTTTGCCGGCTCCCACAAGATCGACGGCAACCCATACGAGGCCCTGCCTGCGGCGGTGCGTGACTCGCTGCAGGAAGACATCAACGGCCTCTACACCATGTTCGTGCAGGCGGTGAGCGCTCACCGCCGTATGGACGAGGCCGCCGTTCGCAAGACACAGGCGGCCACCTACCGGGGCGTGGCCGCTGTGGCCGCAGGCCTGGCAGATCGCATCGGCACCGTCGATGCAGTCATCACCGAGCTGTCGGCACGTCGCTCGCGCAGCTATCCCGCCGGCCCAAGCGCTTCATCCCAACCCGCAACTCAAGAGGTATCAACCATGAGCCAACCCGCCGCTGCGCAGCCCGCTGCGCCGTCCGCCGCCGCGCCTGGAGCGCCGGCGGTTCCCTCCACACCCGCGACACCTGCGGCCAGCGTTCAGGACGCAGTGCAGGCGCAGGCCGCAGGTGCTGCTGCCGAACGTGAGCGCGTCGTCGCCATCCTGGCGCACCCCACGGCTGGCACCCATGCCGGAATTGCCCAAACCTGCATCAGCACCGGCCTTTCCGCTGAGCAAGCCAAGGCGGTGCTCGACGCAGCTGGTGCTGCTCCAGCTGCCACAGCAGCCAAGGGCGGTGGCCAGTTTGAACAGCACATGGCGGCGCTGGGCAACCCCAGCGTGTCTGGCGTGGAGCCGGGCAACACGGCAGAAGCCGCAGAGCCCGCCGCGATCCAGAAATCGTGGGCCAGCGCGTTCGGCGTCGCGCCCAAGCACTGACCCACCACCGAGAGGACGCACCCTATGACCACCTTCACCGAAGGCCCGCACACGGCGGGCTACCTCATCAGCGAGGCAAACGGCACCCGCTCGCGCGAGGTCGTGACGCTGCTCGCTGGCAACAACCTCATTCCCGGCACGGTGCTCGGCTGCATCACTGCCTCGGGCAAATACACGCAGGTCGCGCCTGCTGCGACCGATGGCAGCGAAAAGGCCGTGGCCGTGCTGTTCGCGCCGGTGGATGCGACTGACGCAGACCATGCAGCCGTCGTGACAGCCCGCGACGCCGAAGTTGCAGCGGCAGCCCTGGTTTTGCCGGCAACGGCCACCACCCCACAGAAAACCGCCGTCCTGGACCAGCTGGCCAGCGTCGGCATCGTTGCGCGCTGAGCGCGCGCAGAAAGGACGAGGCATTTCAATGGCCGATATCGGAATCTTCAACCACAGCGCCTTCGGCATGTCCGAGCTGTCCACCGCTATCCAGGCGGCTCCCTACATTCCGCGTCTCCTGGGCAACATGGGGATCTTCACCCCCAAGCCGCTGCGCACCACGATGATGACGATCGAGAACAAGGGCGGTGTACTGTCCCTGATCCAGACCAGCGAACGCGGAGCGCCCATCGAAGAAGGGGAGCGCGAAAAGCGCACCGTGCGCCATTTCGAGACCAGCCGCATTGCCCGTGGCAAGACCTTGTACGCGGCCGAGCTGCAGAACATCCGTGCGTACGGCACCACCAGCGAACTGCAGGCCGTGCAGAACGAGGTGGCGGACATCATGAACGGCAAGACGGGCCTGCGCTCTGCAGTGGAGCTCACGCACGAAAACATGCGCCTTGGTGCTGTCCAGGGCAAGTTGCTCGATGCCGATGGCACCGAGATTTTCGACTGGTATGGCGAGTTCGGTATTGCACAACCGCCCGAGATCAATTTCGATTTCGCCAGCGCTACGGCTGATGGCGGTGTGATTCGCAAGAAGTGCAACGACGTGGTGCGCAAGATGATCAAGGGCAGCCAGGGCGCCTGGCTGCCTGGTCAAACCTATGCCGTTGGCCTGTGCGGAGACAACTTCTTCGACGACCTGACCCAGAACAAGGAAACCCGTTCCACGTTCCTGGGCCAGCAGGAGGCAACAGATCTGCGCAACAACGTGGGCCAGGCCTTTGGCCAGTTCCGCTATGGCGACATCCTGTTCATCAACTACCGTGGTACCGACGACGGCAGCAAGGTAGCGGTGGGCACCGACAAGTGCCAATTCTTCCCTGTCGATGCGCCGGACGCTTTCGCTGTCGGCTTCTCGCCAGCCGAATTCCTGCCCTTCGTCAACACGCCCGGCCAGGACGTCTATGCCCTGATCGTCCAGGACAAGGATCGCCAGGCCTGGGTGCGCCCCGAGGTGTACAGCTACCCGCTGCACATCTGCACCCGCCCGGGCATGCTGCAGCGCGCCAAGCGCGCCTGAGGGTAGGTCGCCATGCAACCCTTCAACCCCAGTGCCGTGCTCGCGCCCTTTGCGGCGCTCGAGGCGCAGATCAGCGCGGGTGTGCAGTCCCTGCTACCCAATGCCGTGGCCATCTGGAATGGCGGTCCTGCCTTTGGCGTGATCTTCGACCAGGGCCTTGACGATGGCTACATGCCCGACACCGTCTCGGCCAGCCGCCTGACGGTATCCATGTGTGTGGCCAACGCGCCCGGCATTGCTGAAGGCGAGCGCGGCCTGGTGGTTGATGGGGAGCCCTACATCGTGACCAGCCCTGTCATTCCCGACGCTGGTGGCTGGGCCACCTTTGCTGTGATGCCGCAGGGAGGCGCCTGATGCTGGAGCTTGAACCTGTGCTCGTCCAGCGCCTGGCGGCACTGCCGGCCTTCACTGGCTGGCGGATCAGCGGCGGTACAGACGCAGCCAACCGCACCCGGGTGCCCGGCGCCGATGTGCGCATGAGCGGCGCCAATGGCGCAGCTGAGCGTCGCACGGTTTCCCAACTGCAGTTTGTCTGGACGGTGGGCCTTGTCGTCTGCCGTAGCGACAACGCTGCCGGGGAAATTGGCGCGGCCATGCGCGCCGCCTTGGGAGCGTTGCACAACTGGCGGCCGGGGAATGTGGCTGGGCAGGAGTGGACCGAGCTGCAGTTCGCCAATGTCCGCGAAGCGGCCTTCAGCGAGTCGGGCCTGGCCGGCTTCGAGATTTCCTTCACTACAACCACCCTGGTGCCTGGCCAGACCTGACAAACCATTTCCAAGGAGCATCCGAGATGCCTATCCAACATACCTCCAACCAGTATTTGATCCCGCGCGGTCGCGCCTACTTTGACCCCTTCGATGCTAATGAAGCCCTGACTGGCGAGATAGATCTGGGCAACTGCCCGGACATCAAGCTCACCGTGGCCAGCGAAAAGGCCGAGCATTTCAGCAGCCAAACCGGCCTGAAGGAAAAGGACGGCAGCTGGGTCGTGCAGATCAACCGCACGGGCTCGGTCACCTGCGACAACTTCTCGCCCCGCATTGCCGCGCTGTGGTTGTCTGGTACGCATGCAGTCAAGCAGCAGGCGGCGGTGGCAGTGACTGGTGAAGTCCGCTCGGTGTTGCCCGGTCGCCAGTACCAGCTGGGTGCCACACCGGCGAATCCGCTGGGCGTGCGGAACGTGACTGAAGTGACTGTCAAGAGCGAGGACGGTCAGACCGATTTTGATGCGGGCGTGCATTTCAACGTAGATACCGAAACTGGCCGCGTGCAGATCCTGGAGCTCGAGACAGGTGGCATCCCGGCGGGCAAGGTGATGTTTGGCTACAAGCCTGTGGCCGGACGGTTCGAGTCGGTGGCCTCGGGCGCTAAGGCTGAGCTCTCCGGCGCGCTCCGCATCGTGTCGAACAACGCTGCAGGCGGAAACCGGGACTGGTATCTGCCCAAGGTCACGCTCTCGCCCAATGGGGATTTGACCCTGATCGCAGAAGGCACTGACCCCGTGAGCATGGAAATGGGCCTTGAAGTGCTGAAGCCTGCCAATGCCGAGGCCGTCTACTGCGACGGCCGCCCCTTGCCCAACGTCTGATCGCTCACCCTCCACCCGGCCCCTGCCAGGTGGTTGGGACTGCCGCTTGCCAAGGCCGCAGTCCCAACCGTCGCGCCGTCCCGTAGCCAACAACCGCACGCACCATGGCTTTCAAGCCCATCGAGATCGTCATCAACGCCAAGGACAACGCCTCGGCGGTGTTCGGCCGACTGCAGACCTTGATCGCGGCGGTAGGGGCAGCGATCCTCAGCTATTTCGGGGTCTCTGCCTTCGCCGGCGCGGTCAAGGGCGCCGCGAACTTTGAAGAGGCCATGAGCCGTGTCAAGGCCGCAACTGACGGTACTGCTGAGGAAATGGCCGCGCTCAGGAAGGCGGCAGAGGACGCGGGGGCGAACACCAAGTACACCAGCGTGGAGGCGGCCGGGGCGCTGGAGAACCTGGCGAAGGCCGGCCTGTCTGCCAAGGACAGCGTGGCGGCACTGCCAGCAGTGCTCAGCTTGGCTCAGGCTGGCGACATCGCCCTTGGCCAGGCCAGCGAGTATGTGACCAAGGCTGTGATGGGCATGGGCCTGTCCTTCAATGACGCAGGGCGCGTGGCCGACGTGCTGGCCAAGGGCGCCAATGCCACCAACACCAGCGTGGAGGGCCTGGCGCAAGCGCTGAGCTATGCGGCGCCTGTGGCTAATACGCTGGGCATCAGCCTGGAAAGCACGGTCGCCATCATCGGTAAATTCGCGGACGCTGGCATCGATGCGAGTCGTGCAGGTACGGCCCTTAATTCCGTGTTGAGCCAGTTTGCCAACCCAGCCAGCCAGTTCCGCCGCGAGCTGGCGTCGGCCGGCATCATCACCAACGATTTCGAGAAAGCCTTGCATGAGCTGGCCGCCAAGGGTCCCGAGGGCGCGCGTGCCATCAATGCGGTGGGCCTGGAGGCGGGACCAGCCCTGCGTGCGTTGCTGAACCAGGGCATGGGCGCTCTGGACGAACTGACCGGAAAGCTGCGTGATGCCGAGGGCAGCGCTGCCTCCACTGCCAAGACGATGTCCGATAACCTGAATGGCTCCATCAAAGGGCTGTCCAGCGTATGGGATTCGCTGACCACTGCTTTGGCCACTCCGGTTTTGCCTGTCCTCAAGCAGGCGTTCGAGGAGCTCGCAACTGCTTTGCGGGGAATCGTTGCGGATGGAACGGTCACGAAATTTGGCGATTCCATTGCTACTGCTTTCAAGAACGGCATTGATTACGTGCGGCAGTTTTTGCTGACCATTGATTTTCAGGTCGTGATAACGAAGCTCCAGACTTTCGCTGAAGAGACAAATGCAGCATTCGCCAAAGTCGGTGAGTACGCGACCAACGCCGGCAACACACTTCAGCTGGTCTGGGGTGTGATGACCGCAGGCTCGAATGCGGTTTTGACGGTTATTTATGGCTTGGGCACGGTGTTTGCCGAAGTGGCCAGTGGCATCATGACGGGCGTGTCCAAGCTGCGGGCCGGGTTGGCATCTGTCACCTTTGGCTCGCTCTCCGAATCCTTCAAGCTCGCAGCTGCTGACGCCGTGCTCGCGGCGGAGGGGTTCAGCGATGCTGCCCAGGCGATGCGTGACAAAGCCGCGCAGTCTCTGCAAGACACTGCCGATGCAGCCCAAAAAGCCCGAGATGGATTTTTTGGTTTGGCGGGGACCATGGACCAGACAGCAGGCTCCGCTCAACAGTCGGATCGGGCCATGTCGCGCATGGCAGAGGTGCTGACCCAGGCCGCTGATGCCAACACTGCTGCTCGCCAAGCCATCGAAAAGAAGGCCCGTGCTGATGAGGCTGCACGCATTGCAGCTCAACAGCATCGTGATTCATTGGTGCAACTCCGCGCAGAGTATCAGCAGTTTGTTCAGGCAGGAAACCTTGATGCTGCTGCCGTTAAGCTCGAGCAGATCAACAAGAAGCTGCGCGAGACCCCAGGCGCAGCGGCGGACGCGGGCAAGGCCGCGCAGGATGCGGCCGAGCAGCTCAAGGCTGCCTTCGATCGTTTGGGCGTTGTCAGCTCTCAGGCATTGAAAGACCAGGCCGCCAACGCCCGTCGCGATTACGAAATCATCAAGAACTCTGGTGTCGCCACAGCGGAGGATTTGAGTGGAGCATTCAAAAAAGCTGCTGAAGATGCAATTGCTGCCAACAAGGGCGTCGCCCCTTCATGGGTTGCCGCCGAAGCAGCAGCGCGGGGTGTACGCATCGAGGTAGGTGAGGGAGGTAAGTCAGTCGTCACGCTGCGAAATGAATTTGAGCGAGCTGCCAGCACTAGTGGCAGTGCCAGTGCAAACATTCGGAATCAATGGAGTGGAGTGCGAAATTCCATCAACGAAGCCAGTGATGCGGCGCGCGAATTCAAGCGGCGCATGAATGACAAATACGGGCGTCCTGGGCAAAACGGTTCCAATGGAGAGCAACTGGGTGATGGAGTTCAGCAGATAGGCTCTGGCGGTGCCCAATTTCGTAACAAGGACGGCTTTACCTCGGATGCAAAGGGGAACGTCCAGCAGCAATGGGTTTGGACTCGCGCAGCCATTATCGAATACCTGCAGCAGGCCGGTCTGGACGAGCTTCTGGCTGAGGACTTGGCAAAGCAATTCACGAATGCGGACGGTACGGTTCCGTATGTTGCCAACGACGCACAGAAACGTTGGGGTGGTCAGTTTGGCACGCTGGCCCAAGCCCTCGGAAACATGGCCGACTATTACAAGTACGGCGACGGCAAATTTGAGGCAAGTCAGCGCGTTGCGTTCCTCAAGGGGGCGGATTCAGGGACCACGCCCAAGTCTGCGCCGGAGGTTGAGCGTCCATCGAACAACAGCATGTTCGGCTCGCAGTCGGTCACGATCAACCTGCAGGTCAACGGCCAGGACCAGGGCCGCGTCCGGACCGACACCGAAGGCGAGCAAACCATGCAACGCACGATCCGAACGCTGATGTCTGAACTTGAGCGAAGCAAGTCGCTCACGGGGCTTTGACCATGGCAGCAAGCAATCACCTTCTCGGCTCCCTAGAACTGCCCGCCGGCATGGTCTGGGTCGATGAATTCGACTGGAGCGCCGTGGCCAAGACCATCGGCCGCAGTATCACAGGCGCCCTGATCGTGGATGCCGGAGCCCTGGTCGCTGGCCGGCCCATCACGCTGGAGGCGGCCGAGGATCAGGGCTGGATCTCCCGAAAAACATTGCTTGATCTGCGTGCCATGGCGGACGAGGTCGGTCAGGTCCACGACCTGGTGCTCGCCGATGGCCGCAGCTTCCGCGTGCAGTTTGCTGATGGCTCGCCCATCAAGGCCCAGCCCGTTGGCAGGCCTGAGCGACCCATCCTAACCAACCCCTACGTGGCGACGCTGCGGCTCATCACGGTTTGAGAGATCCATCCACATGACCATCAAAGACGGCGACATCCGCCTGCTCGAATCCAAGGTGATGACCGATGACGCCAACGGCGGCGGCGGCCCCACTGGCAACGTCATCCCATGGGGCAAGAGCAATGGCGTCTTCGAGGACATCACCGAGGTCGACCGCGCCGGCGGCGACGTGTCCATTCGACAGGTACACGCGGCTGTGCAGACGCCCACCACCGAGCCGCTGATGGACACCAACATCATTGTCTCGGCCGTGCCCAACGACCCGAATGTGTCCATCACCATCGCCCCTTGCAGCGTGTTTGCGCGCCGCTCGGAAATCGCGGCGGCCATTGCCGCCTACCTGATCCCTGGCACGGAGTGGGGCGGCTACCTGCTGGAGAACCACGTCCAGGGCCAGGCCTCAATCAAGATCTTCCACCGGCCCGGCACACCGGCGCCGACCATCGGCCGCACGCTGATCCTCGTCTACAACGAGGGGCTGGCCAGCCAGGTGCTGCAGTACGTGCGCGTGCTGCGCGCCGAGACCGAGACCCTGCAGTTTTCGTACTCCAGCAGCGGCGGCTATACCGACTACACGGCCAGCGTCACTACGTGCGAAATCACTCCCCGGCTACGCAGCGCCTTCCCCGGGTCACCGCCGAACCGGGGCTACGCGATGGACGCCAGCAAGACCCGCATTCGGGACACCACCGTCGCGGATGCGGCCAGCTTCTACGGCGCCCAGCCGGTGACGGCGGCTGTGCAGCTGGGCGAGAGCATGCTACGCGTTGCCAGCATCTACACCCAGCTGGTGCCCAACTCCCGAACCGAGACCGCGGCACTGGACCAGCGCCCGGCCGGCGTGCGAGAACTGGTACTCGCCACCTCGCCGCGCGAGATCCGCGTGCCCAATGCGCCGCACACGCGCCGCATCAAGGTCGGCCAGGAAAACCGCAGTTTCAGCTGGGTGGCCATCCTCAAACCCTTTCCGGCGCCGAACACCCTGGTGGTCTCGTTCCAGGTCATGGGCGTCTGGTACACCGCCTCCGACAACGGTCAGGGCGAACTGACCGGCTCGGCCGTGGGCACTGTCAACTATGCGAATGGCTCGGTGTCCGTGACTCTGCCTGCGCTGCCCGACGTGAGCAGCTCCATCATCTTCCAATGGGGCGAGGCCTCGGCCTTCGTCAACCGCTCCAGCGCCACGGGCTGGCGGCTGCCCGAGCACGCCATGCGTCTGCCGCACCAGGGCATCAAGCCGGGCACGCTGGTCATCAAATGGACCTCGGGCGGCTTGCTGCGCACGGCCACGGACAACGGCCAGGGCGACCTGCAGGGCGCCGCCACTGGCGAGATCAACTACGCCTCGG